TTGGATGGGTTTGTTAATCCTAAAACAAAATTGTTCAACTCGTCATCAAACCCTAATAAAAATAAATGAATAATTGCAATTTTATTTAATTCCGCAATTACTGACTTTTGAATTTTATTGATTGTTCTTGCAAATCTGATATCAAGTAAAGACAAATTTTTACCATCACCAACAGGTTCTTCGAATCCTAAATACGCTTTAGGTATTCTCAATGCGGTTAAAAGTTTCTTTTGAATATATTCGATATCGGCAATTTCTGAAAGGTTTGCGGCACCTTGTAATGTCTCAATTGGCATTGTTTGAGCGGTATCTCTAACAGGTATAAAGTAATCTTGATCTACCGCCATTTGATTGAATCTTAAATCAACATTTCCTGTTTTACTATCAACAACTTGATCCCTTTTGAATTTGTTTGCAACTCTTTGTACGTATGCTTCAACATCTTTATCATCCATGTTACCAACATAAACCTTAAAAACTCTTCTTTCAGGTGCTCTTGATGTTCTATAAATTAACATAGCGTCTTCTGCCAAAACAAGTTGTTTCCAAATACGACGAGCTTTTTCTAACATAGAAGTTCCATATGGTAACTTTCTGTCATCACCCAACAATCTAAAGTGAGCCACTTCCCAAGTTTGGAATTCCAAATCTTTGTTTTTCCATGTAAATCTTAAACTTTTTTCTTTTGGATCTGCAGTTGAATTTACACTTCTTGTTTCCATCCCTCTTTCTAATCTTTCAATTTCAATGTTTGGTAATTGCATACAACTCACTACTCCTTTCTCGGGGTCCAATTTTAAATAAATGAAATTATCACCATATTTACACATGTTTCTTACCCACATTTGTAAGTTAGTGTTCAAATCTAAATTGTTATTGAATAAATCACTTAATATGTTTTTGATTCTTTTTGATTCAGAATATACTTGAATTATAAATCCATCTTGGTTTGGGGTTGTTGATTCTTCTGCGTAAATATCCAATGCCGTTGAGATTTCAGGAGTGTATTCCATTGACTCATAATCGTAAAATGCCGAAATTCTGTTCGGTTCATAATAAACGGCTTGAGCATAAAGATTGTTTTCAATTTTTTTCCAAGTATCATTTAAATATAAAGTTTGTTGAGCTTGTAACTTTTGATTTTCGTAATCACTCTTATTAGTAGTTTTTAATAATTCTTTTTTATCAAAAGAATAAGTTGGCGCGTCCATCCCTAATGTGGAGTCAGGACCAAAAGTTTTGGATAACCTTTGCCAAACTGTCAGTTTTTTGTTATTTTCCATAGTATAATTTTAACTATAATTGTTGAATTATAAATATTAAGGTTTATCTTGGTTTACCAAATAACCAACCATATTTTATATAATCATCTTTTACAGGTCCTATATTTTTATTAAATCTTTCATTTGGTACGTTAGTGTTAGGTAACATAGGATCAAAATAAATTTGTTTACCAACACTTTCATTAGATACTATTGCCCATGATTCGATCATTACTTTAGTTTGCTCAACAGCTTTTTCTAATTTAGAAAAAGAAGATTCCCCAACATAAAGAGCCATAGAAATACCCATGATCAAATCATCATGTTGACCTTTTTGATGGTCAGGTCTTCCATTCAAATAAATGAATGTATTCATTTCATTATAAAGTCGAACACTTTTGATTGCAAATTTGTGACGTACAGCTTCTTCAAACGATGCAATAATTTGAACTCTTTTATTATTAAAATTGATTCCCGGTATTTTTTCAGTTGTACTTTTGTTTACCGCCCAAATATTCATCGAATCTATTCCGTCAACATATAAATTTTTGTAACCAAGTTCTTGTAATTTTCTAACTGTTGTAATACCCATACCACCAGTGATATCAACTACAATAAATGATGAATACATAATTCCCCATTTGTATGCAATTTCTGCTAAAGTGTCAGGAGGAATTTTACCTACATATTCTAAAACTTGTTCTCTTGAATCGAAATCAATTATTTGAATTGATGAAAAATCTTCACTATCTCCTCTTGAGACATCGACCCCCATAATATACTTATGACCCTCAACAGGTTCTTTCCAAATCCATAAAGAATTACCCATTAATTTTGTTGTTGGATCTTGTAAAAATTTAGTTTTTATGTCTTCCAAAATTTTATTGTCAAATACATTATCACCCGATCCTAAAAATTCACAATTCAACTCTTGATTAATTTTTCGTTTATCGTACTTCAGTTTTTTGACCATTTTTTCGTACCAAGTTGAGCATGGTTTGTATCCTTTGTCCAAAAAATGTTGTAACTCAACGTAATCCCTTTCGTATGGATCAACATGAGCAAAAGAAATATTTTTTGAGTCGTCGTATTCTTCTCTGTTAAGTAAATAATGAATAAGATCGTCAGTAGGTATTAAAAAAAGATCTTTAGCATATCTCGGATCTCTATACCAATACATTTCAGAAATCTTAAAGTTATTCATTCCTTTTAAGGACTGATCATAAATTTCATAATAAATTGGGTCATATCCGTTTGGAGTAGACACTACTATCACTTTACCCCCCGTGGATAATGACGCCATACAAGCAGCCCAAAAATCATTATCTGCTTCAATAAATGCCGCCTCGTCAAAAACAAGAATAGTGGGTGTAAATCCACGTAATGCGTCTTTAGAAGTTGCAACCGCTTTAACTTCAGACCCATTATTTAATTTATAATGTCTTTGTGAATTTTTTTCAGGTGCAAATCCAGCTCCAACCCAAGAAGGCCATTGGTCTATAAATGCCCGTATTTTATTTGCCATTTCTTGAGAAGTGTCAAGTTTGTTTGCAATTATAAGAATTTTTTCTGGTTGAGTTTTTTTTGCAAAAACCAATCTTTTTGATATCCATGCCGCAGTTACAGTAGATACACCCGCTTGTCGGTATTTTAAAGCAATATTTTCTTCAAAATTTTCGTAATCATTTAACAATGACACTTGATCAGGAAAAAGTTCTAAAGGGACATATTTAGAAACCGTATTGTCGTATGTTTGTAAATAAGTTTTTAATGCATAAGGAGTGTCTTGAAGACACTTCACATATTCAATCATCACCTGTTCTTTAGTCATACCCATATACTATAAATATAAAACCCCCAATTATTTTGTAAAAGGGGGTTTTAATTGTTTTTAATTTTATAAATTATATATTTGAATAGTCATCGTCATAATCCTCGTCGTAATCATCTTCATTTTCGTCTTTTTTTGACTCATATTTCTTATAATCATTTTTTGCCTGAGACAAAATCTCTTCGAATCTTTTTTTCACTTTCTTTTGGTCTTTTGGATCTTCAGAAATTACATTGGATATTATTTCTCTCAAAAATTCTTGAGATGGAACTCTATATAAAATTCTTTTAAAGTATGGTAAATATACTCTTGATTCAGGATCTAATAAAAGTTCATCGGGAAGTAAAAATCTTAATCTTTTAAGTAATTCTGTACCAACTCTAAAATTCATAGGTTCATTTACCATAGTGTCTGTTTGTGAAATGACTCTATTTGCAAATTCAGGGTCCATACCTGTCCACTGACCTCTTGCTGGAATTGCGTCAAAAACTTTACCTAACTCATGAAGTAATATTGGAAAAATTAATCCGTTTGCAAACCATGTGGGTCTTTTTACTTCACCCTCACCGTTGCACATTTGACAATCATCTTCATCGTCATCAGCACCTTCTCCACCACATAAATTACATGTTTGTTCTTGGTCTTCATCTTTTCCCATAGACCCAGCGGCATTACCACCCAACATTTCAATTAATTGTTGATCTGTAAAGTACATAAGATCGTTAGCCCCCATAATTTTGTTATATAATGGATACAATCTTGGGTCTATCTGATCTAATCGATTTTTATACAATTGGAATGCGTACTGCATTTTTTTTCCAGTACCTTGTATAAGAGCATTAATTACATTTCTTTTTTCAACTTCTAACTGAAACTCTTCTTCGGGTGTGAGTTCATCAACATCAAATGAAAAATTAGGTGGTATAGGCAGTTT